CAGAAAATGGACGCGGCTATAAGCCGTACAGGATCGCACTATGAAAACCGCTCACCAAGGCGCGTCAACCAGCGATGCCAGGCTGTCCAGTTGGATACCAGCTCCAGGTTCTGCCGATGCCGACCTGCTCGCCGACCTGCCGGCACTGACACCCCGCTCGCGGGATTTAGTGCGCAATCATCCGGTTGCTTCCGGCGCTGCTCAAACCCTCAAGGATAACATTGTTGGCCATCAACTGCGTTTATCCTCGCAGCCTAAATACCGACTGTTAGGAAAAGATAGAGAATGGGCTTCTGCTTGGGGCAACAGCGTCGAAGATCAGTTTGCTACCTGGGCCGACACCACCGAATGCGATGCGGCACAGTCTCAAACCCTTCTGGGCTTAACCTTGCAAGCGCTTAATGGCGCTTTAATCAACGGTGATGCCCTGGCGATTGTGCACTGGCTGCCACGTCCTAACTCCAAATGGGCAACACGGTTGCAACTGATCGAAGCCGACCGGCTATCAACCCCGTATTATTTACTGGGCAATCCCAAGATACGCGGCGGCGTCGAAGTCGATGACTTTGGCGCGCCGGTGGCTTATCACATCCAAAAAGCCCACCCCGGCGATAGATACCGCTACTTTGCGTTAAAAGCGCAGGAATGGGAACGCATCCCGGCCTTTAATGACTTTGGTCGTCGCAATGTCATCCACCTTTTTGACAAAGAACGCACCGAGCAATCACGCGGCAAGCCATTGTTTACCGCCGTGCTCAGAGAATTTAAAGTATCTGGCGATTATCTAGGCTCAGAACTCCACGCTGCCGCTGCCAACGCGATGATAGCCGCATTTATCGAGTCCGATTTGAGTCCTGAAGTTATTTCCGGCTTGATGGGTTCAGACTTAGATACCACCTCGGACTATTGGCAACAGGTAAGCGAAAAATATAATCGCAAAAAAATGGAATCGGGCATGTTTATGACCTTGCCGCTGGGAACCAAGTTATCTAGTCACGATACCAACCGGCCTAATGTCGCTTTTAACGGTTTCATGGAATCGGTGTTCCGGCAAATATCGGCGGGTTTAAATATGCCCTACGAATTGCTGATGAAAGATTTTAGCAAAACAAACTACTCCTCCGCTCGCGCCGCGCTGTTAGAAGCGTGGCGTTATTTTCAAGGGCGCCGCCGCTGGTTACAGGATACCTGGCTCAATGATATATACGGGATCTGGCTCGAAGAGGCCGTCAACAGAAAGCTGGTCGATACTCCTGATTATTATGCCAACAATAATCGCTATGCTTATTCTCGTGCTCGTTGGGTGTTTGCAGGTCGCGGCTGGGTTGATCAAGTCAAAGAAGCCCAAGCGGCTAAATTAAGAATGGAAATTGGCGTGTCTACACTGGAATCCGAATGTGCCGATCAAGGCTTAGACTGGGAAGATGTGCTCGAGCAACGTAAACGCGAACGCGACCGCATGGAAGAACTGGGTCTTTTAACTGATTTTATCGTCGCCGGCTCCGACCTAGGCGTCCAGATTGACGAGCCTGCTAACGAACAAACTTTACCGGTAGCAAATTAATGACCTACGTCATCGACTTTTTAAACAACGGTACACCCTGGGCTATTACTCAAAGTGCACTGGAAACCATCCACCATATTGCGCGTGGCGAAAATAATTTAGAGGCTGTACTCAAAGAGCGGGGCAAACCGCTCGACAACACGCACAAAATTACAACACGCGACAATGTGGCCATTATTCCGGTGCAGGGCGCGTTATTTCCACGGGCTAACTTGTTTAGCGAAATCAGCGGCGCTTATTCGGTGGAAATGTTAGCGCTGGATTTACAAGCAGCTCAAAGCAATCCCGATATTAAAGCGGTGGTGTTGCAAATTGACAGCCCGGGCGGTCACACTACTATGATCAACGAGTTTGCCGCACAAATAAAAGTTTTTGATAAACCGATTGTCGCTTATGTGGTCGGTCAAGCAGCCTCCGCAGCGTATTGGCTCGCCGCTGCCACCGATAAAATTTATTTAGATGCCACGGCTATGGTCGGCTCAATCGGCGTAGTGGCAGCTTTTCAAAAAAACGATGCTGGCACCACTGAATTTGTCTCATCCAATGCCCCAGACAAGCGACCAGACTTGGCCACCGACACGGGACGCGCGGTTATACAAAGTCTAGTCGATGATATGGAAGCGGTATTCATCCAAAGTATTGCGGACAATCGCGGCATGAGTATCGAGCAAATTACCGCCTTACGCGGAGGCGTATTGGTCGGCACTAAAGCAGTCAGCGCTGGTTTTGCCGATGCTGTCTCAAACTTAGAAACTGTTATTTTTAATCTCAATCAGGAAACAACCATGGATTTAGCAACCTTAAAACTCGAGCACAATGCCATCTACAGCGCCGCTTTTGCCGAGGGCTTAGCCTCGATCAATGCGACCACTTTAGTCAGCGACACACTTACCGCCGAGCGTAGTCGTATCGGCGCTATCTTGACCTGCGCCGAAAGCACCGGCCGCGAAGCCCAAGCCCGTACCTTGGCACTGGAAACCGATTTAAACGCCGAGCAAGCGGTTAAAATTTTAGCCTCTGCTCCCGTAGCGACTGAAGCAACAGCCAACGGTGATTTTATGGCGCATATGAACGCGCAAAAAAAGCACTACGTAGGTACGCTAAGCGATCCCGATACCGCTGCCACCGATACCGAAGCTAAAGCCATTTTGGCTTTATTTAATAAATAAGGAATAACCATGACCGCATCTTTTAGCTCAGCCGCTTACACACCCGACAATTTAGTCGCCGGTGAATTTGATGATCTCATTGCCGAAAAAATTACCGTGATTAGCGGGCAAAATTTAGTCCGTGGTTCGGTGATCGGCAAGATTACCGCGTCAGGAAAATATAATCTTAGCTTATCGGCTGCGGTCGATGGCTCACAAGTACCTGATTATATCCTGGCAGAAAGCATTGACGCGACCTCAGCCGATAAAGTGGGCCTCGCTTACAGTCGAGGCGACTTTACCGCTTCGGCCTTAATTTTGGGCGCGTCACACACGCTTGCTTCAATCAAAGAAGGCTTGCGCGGTAAAGGCATTGCTCTCATTAACACTATCTAGGAACACTTATGCCCGATTTATTCAGTACCAATACGATGTTATCAGTGATTGACTCACTGGTAAAGCCATCACAATTTTTATTAAACCGTTATTTTCCGTCCATTCAAACTGAACAAAGCGAAGAAATACATTTTGACGTGATGGCGAAAACTCGTCGTCTGGCGCCGTTTGTATCCCCAGTGGTGGCCGGGCAAATTGTGACCTCTAAAGGCTTCACCACCAACACTTTTAAGCCGGCTTACATCAAAGACAAGCGCGTGTTTGATACTAATCGCCCGTTAAAAAGATCACCAGGCGAACAAGTCGGCGGCTCGCTGGATCCTGTCAATCGGATGCGTATGTTACTGGCCTACGAAATTATTGATCAAGTCGAAATGATTCAACGGCGTTTGGAAGTCATGGCCGCCGAAGCCTTGCGCACCGGCGCTTTAACTATCGTTGGCGATAATTACCCCAGTCAAAATGTCAGTTTTGGTCGTGATGGTAGCCTATCAGTCACCTTAACTGGTGGCGCACGCTGGGGGCAAACCGGCGTAGGGCCTTTGGACTCGTTGCAAGACTGGGCGCAAGTCATGCTGCAAAAATCCGGCGCGATGCCCACTGACGTGATCATGTCAGTAGACGTCTGGAAAATCTTTAGAGCAGATTCTGCCGTTAAAGCTGAGCTGGCCTTATTCAATCGCAGCTCTACCTTGGTACAAAATGCCGCCATCGAAGAGGGTGGCGTGTTTATGGGTCAGATTGACGGCTTTAATATTTATGTCTATTCAGGCTGGTATATCAATGATTCCGGTTCAGAAGTCGCCATTTTGCCAGCTGGCACGGTATTAATGACCGGCTCACAACTCTCTGGCGTCCAGGCTTACGGCGCAATCAGAGATGAAACCGCAGGCTATCAAGCGCTGCCCTACTATCCAAAATCGTGGGTCGAAGATGATCCAAGCGCACGGATATTATTGATGCAATCAGCGCCGCTGATCGTACCAACACGGGTTAATGCCTCGTTTGCAGCGACTGTGCTGTAGTGAGAGGCTATTTTTTAGCGCGACTAAAAGAGCCGTCAACCTGGCGCTCGGCAATATGGGTCTGCACTAGCTTTGGCCTCTATGCTTTTACCAATGACCAAACCAGCGCCATTACCGCGCTGGGCATGGCGCTGGCTGGCGGTGTCGGCATGTCTAGCCCTGACAAGCTGCACCACTAACTGTAGTTATTCCACAGAGCCGTTGACTGTTATGTCGGATAAATTAATAGTTGACGGAATTATAATTAACATTAAGTGTACAGAGTAACCT